TTTGTCGCTGTTTTTGTCGGTATTGTTACCTATCCGTTTTTTGTCGCTGTTTTTGTCGGTATTGTTACCTATCCGTTTTTTGTCGCTGTTTTTGTCGGTATTGTTACCTATCCGTTTTTTGTCAGGGTCGGTGTCTCCTGGACTTGGTGTGTCGGTATTGTTACCTATCCGTTTTTTGTCAGGGTCGGTGTCTCCTGGACTTGGTGTGTCGGTATTGTTACCTATCCGTTTTTTGTCAGGGTCGGTGTCTCCTGCTGGTTTTGGGTTGTTCTCTTTCTCTGGTTTTTTGTCAGGGTCGGTGTCTCCTGTTGTTTTTTTGTTGGGGTCGGTGTCTCCTGTTGGTTTTTTGTTGGGGTCGGTGTCTCGTTTTCGACCCAACCACATTTTCAAACCTTTCAGCGCTGTCAGTGCTGCAATTAGACCTGATAAGAGGGGTAACAACTTCGATAAAGCATTTCCTAAACCTTTAAGTAGACTAAGTAGACCTGACAACCAATCTGACCCACTACCTTTTCCTTTTCCTTGTATCTTTATTAATTTATGTAAGTCGCCGTCTATATGTTTTAATACTTTGTATATTCTTGTTGAGCTTCTTTTAGTTTCCATTCTTGATTCTATGGAAACTTTATCATTTGAAACGCCGGATGGTACTAGTGGGTTGGAATTTTCAGTTGGTTTTGATATTGACGATAACTTTGTAGTTGTAGATGTCAAAACGGAAGTTTTGACATTATCTGTGATATTGTTTTCTTGCCCTAATCTAGTTGCTCTTTCATCACGTTCTGCTTTGTCTTGTTTACGTCTTTCTATTATATTAGAAACACCACCAATAGATTTTTCTGTTAGTTTTTGAGCACCACCCAGTAACATTGCCATCATTGGAGAACCAGCCATTACACCAAGTGTTGATGCTTGGAAGTCAAATCCTCTTTGTGCTATAGATTGACCTTTTTCTTGGACAGTCTTCCCCAATCTAGTAGATAATGAAGTTTCATTTTTTATTATTTGTTTTTGTTCTTTTACTATTTGGTCTAATACTTTTCGTTCAGATTCATTTATTTTTGTATTAGATTCTATATATTGAGATATATCAGTTAGAGAATCACCTAAATGTTTTAATGATTTAGTATCATTTACATTGGTAGAGTTTAATACTCCCTCAATTTCATTTAATAATGTTTTAGATGATTCTGATTCTAATTTATCTTTCTCTTTATTTACGGCATCATTTAAATTTGATGATTTAACATTATTGGTGATTGATTTTAATGAAGGCATATCGATTCTCTTTTATTATTATTATTTTTTTCCAGATCCAATATATAGACCAAACCAAGCAGCACCAACACCAGTAATTACTGATATTAATGCTGTTTGTTCTGGTGTTGGTGCAGATAAAGACATAAACCATATGATTGATTTATATAATAAAATCATATATGTAGATATGAATATTCTTGGGAATATTCTTAAAGAATCTATAGCTTCAGATAATTTAATTATTTTGTTTGATAAATTTATCATTATGAATTTCTTGCCTTATATCTTATTCTTTCTTGTTCTCTTAAATATTCAGATAATAGTGATACATATATATCTCTTTCATACGGAATCATATTATCTAACTCAGTCAATGAATATTTATGATATTGCATTAATGCAAAATTTGTTTTGTAATGATCAAGTAGTGTATCATGATATAGACTTATACGAAAAAATCAGTTATTCCTGTTAAATGTATATTGTGAGTAAAATCACAATGTTCACATTTTATATTAGATTTAAATGTTGTTTTTGGAAGACCATCAAAGAAATTATGCAGTTCTATAAATTGTGTTGATGTTAATGATTCTAAAAATTCTACTACTTCTTCATGAGGAAAATCTGATACAAGAAATTTGGTATCATTTTCCATAATATATTGCATTGAATTAACAATTATTTTCATATCAGATAACATTTCTTTAGCATCTGTATTAGCCAATTCTGTTATTAATTTATAATCTGGGTATTTCATAATAACAGATATTGAGTCGTTGATTTTTATAATATTTGAATTTTCTTTTAACCCCTCAATAGTTACCTCATCTAGATCTAAATCAAATGGTATAGTTTTCATTTTCTCGTTATTAGGACATTCATGTTCGTATGTTAGATTTATTATATTGCCTACTGATTTTGAACGTAGGTTGATAAATATATATTCCAAGTCAAATGTAGATAAATCATCTATTAATAATTCAGATATTACACAGTTGTTTACAATTTGTTTTATAACTGTTGATATTTCATTTTCATTTGCATCTTTACTTTCTTTTGTCATTAATAATACTTTTTCTTCTTTCACTAAAAAAGGTCTATAGGTTATAGTTGTTTTAGTTGATGGTACAATCAATTCATATGTTGGTGCTGATATTTTTGGTAAATTCATAATATTTCCTTTTTTATTGTTTAAAAACTTATTTAGTATTTATTCTGTGGTCCAATATTCATATGCAAATGAAACATCTATTGTTGCTGGGGTGTCATTTGCATATCCATAAGATATATTTCCTATACCTATTGGATATGCTTTATGAAATGTTACTACATTTGTGGGGGCAATATAGCCTGTTGATTCTGAATATGTCGCAACGTTGATGGTTGCGTTTGCGAAGTCAGAATACATTTGTATACTTCCAACTGAACCTTCAGATTCATGAGATGGTATTATTTTTCCCATCCATTGTGAGATAAGTGTTCTTTGTGAAAGTTTTTTATCAAGCAATAATGTTAATACTAGATCCTCGTATGTTGTAGTATATGGAACCTTTTTTATTGGACCAGTACCGTCTATTACATCTGAAGTTGATATTTGTTTGCCTGGTAAAGAAAAGGATTGTAATCTAAATTCTAAACTATATCTTAAGTTGGCGTTTCCCGCTCCATATATGGTAACGGAATATCTGTTTGCTTTGTTATAACCATATGTTGATAAATTATTTTGAAATGAGTTTATATTAAACATTATATTAACCTTTTCTGTTCCATATTTTAGATGGAGATGATTTTTTAAATTTTTGTACCGGAAGGAATATAGCTATATCCCATTCATTTGCTTCTATATTCATTAAATTACTTTTTACATGTGATATAAGATATTGTTTGACACATGGTTTTATCATATTATATTTAGATATTTTTTTTAATACGTTGTATGACAGAGCCAGTTTTGTACTTCGGTCGTACCGTTTGTTATTCGTGATTGTTGATAGTGATTCCATAATCACAAGTCTGTCCCTTGGAGAAACGTAGTGCAAGTTAATCCCTAAGAACCCGTTCTTGTTAATGTCAACGACGAATATTAACGGAAACTCATCATAGTACGGCAGTATCTTTGCATGTTTTGGACTGTAATAATAGCAATACATTTTTCCAACTGTGATAGCAGAAGAAAATCTTTCCTTGTCTAGCATCAGGGTTGTTCTAGTTATACCCGACTGTCTTACTTTAGATCTAAACCATTCTCTAGCTTTGTGTGAGTTTGCTTTTATTCCAGATGATGACAGCCGTTGCAGTAATTGTTTAAAATTGGTTCTGCTCATAATATATGTTCTTCTGTTAGTATTTTAAATTCCCAGTTTCTTGTTTGGCAATATTTTTGTGCGTATTGCCACTTTGAAGAGTTCACTGCCCATTTACTCATTTCTGTTAAAAATGTGGTTCGTCGTTTCCTTTTTCCCTGTAAAGGTTTAATTGTTTCTTTGTGTGGTTTTATTTCTATCATAATTATTTTGAATTGGTTGGTGTTATCTTTAATTTTAATTAAAAAGTCTGGGTAATATTTATGATATTTGTTATCTATTGGTGATACATAGGGAACATATAATTCTTCAGAAGACCAAGACACTATATTGTTATTAGAGTCACAATATTTCATGAATCGTTTTTCCCACGATGACCTGTATATGATATTATTTTTATTTCCTATATATTTATTAATATTTTTTAATTTGTATTTGCCTTTATAAAATCTCATTATATTTAATTACTAAATATATATATTTATAAGAATTAAATTTATTAGGGTTGGGAGGGTTTGTGTCAGATTTTGATGTTAGCAGTGAGGATGTGGAAAAAGCATTTCCTGGGTATGGAGATAATGATGATACCGATGAGGAAGGTATTCCAGGTAATGATTCATGGGAATTGGCTCGGTTATTAAATATTGTATCCTCGCGTGGATTAGACGCAATAGAGTCAGATGATATTGCAGATGTCGGACTAACACCGGCTCAGTTTGAAAAGTTTGCTGATCAGATTGGTGCTTCAAAGGTGTATAATGATTCTCAAAAGCCTCCGGCAGCCGAGGTAGATGATGGTGAAAAGATATCCGCGGCAAAAGAACCAGAAAACAAACCAGCGGCAGACTCCGGTAAATCAATACCAACTAAACCACCCGAACCACCTGGACCAACGAAAGATGAAAAGGCAATAAAAGAGGCTAAGGATGCATTAGTCGTTCAGCAGGATGGATATATGTCATACCTAGATGGTATGGATAAAACATTAACTGCCGCGATGGCAGAACCAATAAAACCAGATAAAGGCGCTGAGACTAGCATAGAATACCCCGAAGGTATTTATTCTTCTGGGAAACCATGTATAGTGTTTTATCCTGGTTGGGGTGGTTCCGGCGGCGGAGAAGGAGACACTACGAAAGCAATGAAAAAGTCGATTGGTAATTTTCTCAAGGCTAATTCAACAGCTGCCCTAGCGGCACTAAAGGGCACTGTGGGTGACGATATTGCAAAGGCTGCAGCTGATGGTGCTAAACTTATGGCTGAGGGGGCTGCCGCTGCATTGAAGCTTGCCGAGACGCCCGCATCGACGCGTACAATGATGGGGGCAGTTGTTGCATTGTATATGCCAGAAGGAATAGAGTTTTCTCATAGTGCTGATTGGGCATCTGAAGATGGTGGTGTTATTCGGCAGGGTATGCGTGGTGGGGCGGATGTGTCGGATGTGAAAGATCGCGCTAAACAAGGCATAATGGAGTTGATGCAGACAGGTGTTGGAAAAGATTGGATGGCTAGAAAGGGTAAGGCTAAAAAGAATTTGAGGTCTGTTATGTTTAATGGAGTTGGATTTAGAAGATTTAGTATGGCATGGACATTTGTACCAAAAAGTACAAGCGAAGCGAATAGTGTGGCAGTGATTATTTCATCCTTTAATGAAGTAATGCATCCAGAGACTGATAAAGTCTCGACAACATATTGGGTATTGCCTGGATTTTACGATATCGAAACACGGGGTGTGAATGATGTTGGTAAGTTTATGAGCAGTGTTTTAACAGATATTAAAGTTACTTATGGTAATGATGGACGAATGAATGTTTTACCAGATGGGAGTCCATCTGCTATTACTTTAAGTTTGACGTTTACTGAATTAAAACAAAGGTCTGCTAGCAACTTCTAATAATGAATAATGAGAGGACATTTAAATGTTTAATTTAATTCCAACTTTAAAAAAACCACAATTGGTGGCAGGCACAGAGAATATATATGAAATGTCTGAATCTATGTATATTAATTATGATAATATACCAAGAAAAGTTAAGAATATATTTATTTCAGTTAAGATACCTGATGAATATATTAATAATCCCTATACATGGGAGTCGTGGTATGTTCGTGACGAGGACACTCCTGAATTGATGTCAGAAAAATATTATGGAGATGCATCATATTATTGGGTAATATTATTATTTAATAATATGGTTAATAAATATGATGATTGGCCATTAACTGAAAAGTCATTTGAAAAACGGATTCTACGGGAATATGGTAATATAAGATATTCTATGATATTACCACATTGTTATGTTAAAGTGTCAACAAGAGTTGTTACCAGTGATGATGAAGATGTTATTATTGAGGATGAGGAATATAAGGTGTCTAAAGATACATATGAGTTATTAGATGACAGTAAAAAACCATCTTATAGAATGATAAGTAAGTATGAATATGAATTTGGATTAAATGACGAATCACGCAATATAAAGGTACTTAAATCTGAATATATGGCTGAGTTTATAAATGAATTTAAAAGAATTGCAAATTTATGATTAATACTATTAATACTTTGGGGAATTCTACTATTCCTGTTAAATTAGCAGATTTTGAATTAGCTACTTTAAATATAATAGGACATAACGGTGATATAATTGATATTACTGGGATATATACTAAGATTATAGTTATGGAGGATATGTTTACTCAAAGTGTCAATGTTGATTTGTTTATTTCTGATACTTCTGATATGATATCGACTCTTCCTATTATTGGTCAAGAGAGGGTTGAGCTTAAATTTAAAAGTCCAGCTGCCAGTAGGTATATTTATTTACAGTTGTGGGTATATAGGGTATCGAATTTAAAGGTTGAACGTGGGGAGTTGGAATATAGATTAAATTTAGTTACAATGGATCTTGTTTCAAATTTCGAGCATAAGATATCTAGATATTTCAGTAATAATTCTGCGGCTATAGCATTACAGATATTTGAAGAATTTGGTTCATCTAAATCGTTAAGTGTAAGTAGGAGTGAAGATGTTCAAGAATTAGTTGTTCCTAATATTAGTCCATTTGCTGCAATACGGTGGTTGGCTAAATTGGCATATAAGAGTGGAACTTCTGCATATTTCTTTTTTGAAAATACTAAAGAATATATATTTAAGCCGATAGAAGAGTTATTTTTTAATGTTAAGAAAGCTGAATATAAGATTGGTCCGTCCGATGTGTCTGATATTATTGCATCATTATCAATGATACAAGAATGGAAAACGATATCAAATTTTGATGTGTTGGCTAATATTTCAAAGGGTATGTATAAAACCACTAATCTTAGTTGTGATATATTATCTAGGCAAGTTAATAAGACCACTCATTCTTATTGGAAGGATTCTGAACGATATATTGAGAGTCGTATTAATGATATTGATGGTGCAGACAAACCATTAATGGATATATCTAAGTCATCAAAACTTTCTAATTTACAACATAACCCCGAAATTATGGTATATACTTCTTCTAATAAATATAGGAGTTATAATACTGATGAGAACATATTATCTAGATATTATGGGTTGCAGTTATTTGAAAATTTAAAAATAGAGTTGAAAGTGTATGGTAATAGTTCTATATCAGCTGGTGATATTATAGGGATTGAACTTCCTGTTTTTGTAGAATCCAGTTCAATTAAAGATGTGAATGCAAGTCCGACATATTACGGAAAATGGTTAGTAGTTTCTAATAGACATACTATAACAGTTGATGGGTATTATATGGTTATACAAGCTGTTAAGGATCGTACTGCTATAACATTACCGAAATCATAGGAGATGTGGGTTGGAATATTTAGGTAAAGATAAATTTATTTGGTTTTATGGTGTCGTAGAAGACATCAATGATCCATTAAAAGTTGGTAGGTGTAGGGTGCGTATAATAGCATCACACACCCCAGATATTGCAGTATTGCCGACAGATGCGTTGCCATGGGCATCACCTATTATGTCATTTACTTCTGCATCCATTGGTGGTGTGGGTATTTCTCCTACAGGGATATTAGTTGGTTCTTGGGTTGTTGGATTTTTTGTAGATAGTACTCATCAGCAGCAACCAATATTATTAGGTACAATTCCAGGAATTCCTGTTCCACCTGATGCGAACACCGTTGGATTTAAGGATGTAAGTGGTAAATATCCAGCGATTGAAGAGACAGAAACACATTCTAGTCTTATTGGGGAGTCTGATGTTAATAGATTGAGTAGGGGAGATTTGACAGAAAATACTATTGTCAAGAAGAAAATTGACTCAGTAATTTCCAATGAACTATTCAGCGAACCAGTTACTAAATATAATACAAGGTATCCGTATAATAAAGTGGTTAGTACTGAGTCTGGTCATCATCAAGAGTTGGATGATACACCAGGAGCGGAGAGGATACATACCTATCATAGAAGTGGATCATTTGAAGAATATCATCCGAATGGAGATAGGGTTACTAAAATAATCGGAGACGATTATGAAATTATTAAAGGGAATAAGAACATGCATATAGATGGTAATATCAATATAGTAGTTTCTGGTGATTGTAATATTAAAGTTAATGGTGTATGGGATTCTACAGCTAATGGTAAATATATAACTTCTAGTAATGAGAGTATGGTGTTACATGCTCCTAAAATACATTTAAATTAAAAATATGTCATATCATAACACAACAGATGGGAAGTCTTCATTTTGGAAAGATGTTGATTTAACTTTCTCAAAAAACACAGAACATAATGGATTAAATACCATAGGGGATATTACTATATTAGAAGGTACTGGTGCCATGACACAATCCTTATCTAATATAATTTTAACAATAGCAGCTGAACGTGTATTTGATTCTTCCTTTGGATCTAATGTTTCTGATTTGATGTTTGGGAGTATGGCGGATCAATTAAGAATTGAATTGATAATTAAAGGTATGATTAAACAATTAGGTTTAAAAGAGACTCGCATAGAGGTACAAGAAATGTCATTATCAGAATCCGATTCGGTAGATGGTGGGATGGAAGTTAATATACAATATAGAACATTATCCTCAAGTAGTGATAATGTATTTTCTACTACAATTTCATTATATAGAGTAAGATAGATATGGAAAAGAATATAAAAGTTGCAGAACTAGATTTTAAAGAAATAAAATCTAGTATAATCGGTTATATGAAAAATCATCCAACTAATAAAACATTTAATAGTTATGATTTTGAGGGTTCTGGTTTAAATTCATTAATAGATATTTTAGCATATAATACACATCATCAAGCATATTATTTAAATATGATAGCATCTGAAATGTTTTTGGATACTGCACAGATACGGGAAAATATTATATCTAAGTGTAAATTGCTTGGATACACACCAAAATCTAATATATGTTCTAAAGTTTCTATTAATCTTATTGCAGTTGTTGAAATAAGAGCAGATGCGGAAGCATTACCTACAAGGTTTTTACCTATTACAAGAAGTGCTAAGTTTAGATTGAGTCGAAAATCTGGTCCACCATGGAACTTTTATCCTAAAGAAGAGGGATATGCTGTTAGGACACATTCTAATATTATAGGTGGTATTGAGGGTAGGAGATATGATGTATTTCAGATAGATGATTTTGTATTATTACAGGGCAATTTAGTTGAAGAATATTTTGTTGTCAATAATGATGATATTAATCAAAATTTTTTATTAAGTAATCCTTCTATTGATATAAAGACACTTAGAGTATTTATTACATATACATCAGAAGAAAGTGATAATATATCGGAATATATGTTGGAACATGATAATATGAAGTTGACATCTGAAAGTTTAGTATTTTTCTTACAGGAGTCAAGTAATGAACAATATCAAATTTATTTTGGTGACGGTGTATTGGGTAGAAGATTAGATACTAATGATATAATAAAAGTAACATATATGGAATGTGTTGGTTCTGCGGCTAATGGTGTTGGCCAAGGTATAACATTTGATTCTGATTTAGAGAATGATGCATATAGTGTAATTGATGTTGGGTTTTTGGGTATTTCTGAACCATCGATTGTGTTAAATGGTAAATCATTTGGTGGTGGAGATAAAGAAACATTAGAGCAAATAAGACATGCAGCACCAAGATCATTTTCTACACAAAAAAGAGCTGTTACATTAGATGATTATAGAACTATTATTAATGAAGTATATCCATTAGTTGAATCTTTAAATGTGTGGGGTGGGGAAGATAATGAACCGCCTAGATACGGAAGTATATTTATATCAATACGTCCTAAGTATGGTGATTATATATCAGAGGTTGAACGAGATAATATAGAATATGATTTAAAGACTAATTATTCTATGCTTGGCATTTCGCCTGTTATTGTCAATCCAAAATATATTAAATTGGGTATTAAAACTCTGGTTAAATATAATTCAGATCAAACGACAGCCACATCTGATGATATTAAGAATAAAGTTTATGATGAAATTACTAGATTCTCTAAAGAAGATTTAAATAGTTTTGGTGACTATTTTAGGTATTCTAAATTTCTTACTTTAATAGACAATACACATTCTTCCATTGAAAATAATCTGACAGATATTGTACTTATGGTGAATGAAGATGTACCATCACATGGGAAACCACATACATATTTGTTTAATTTTTCTAATATGATAAAGAAAGGAACTGTTCGTTCTACTGAGTTTAAAATTAAAGGTTCTGACTATTTATGGCATTTTGTTGATGATAAACATGGTCGGTTGATATTCCATCGAAAAGATGAGGTATCTGGTGAATTTATAGCTAATACATATTTGAAAGGTATATGTGATTATAAAACTGGTTTAGTAAGAGTGGATGATATCGTCATATTAGAAGATGAATATTATACAGATGTATTGGTAACCTGTTCTTTAATATCTAAAGATATATATCCAAGGGGGAATCAAATATTATATATAGATCAAAGTAATATTCAGGTGGATATAATGGATAATGATTTATTTTATAATTCGGAAAATGCAGCAGTGCGTTCAGTAAATATACTTTAATATTATGAATACTTCTAAATTACAATGGTTAACTGATGACATAGCAACACAGGTACCACGTTGGATGCGTGAGTTTGATGGCGATTATGATAAATTTATAATATTTTTAGAATTATATTATGAATGGATGGCTCAAGAAGGAAATCCATTAGAAGTGTTATCTAATTTATTAAAGGATTCTGACATTGACAACGTTTCTAATAAATTTGCTGAATTATATATTTCTGAAATGGCACATGATATGCCAAAGGTTATTACTACTAATAATCTAATAGAAGAAACTAATGAAACTAATGTTGCTAAAAATAAATTTATTTCAAAAAATAAATTTTCTTCTTCTATATCATATTCTTCTGACAATTTTCTTGGGAATGGTATAGTTTCTGAGTATAATTTATCATATTATGAACCATCATATTACAATGATAAAGATTTTTTACAAAAAGTTGATGATATTACCGTATATGTTAATCCGTTACTCGGTGACTTCTTTATACCTATGGACATGTATGGTGTAGTCTTACTTTCCAATCAAGTAAATGAGACTAACTCAGAGTATTACGATGAGATTGCTGCCTTTGGAAGTAGACGTGTGATGAATAAATCAGAAATACTTTCTGACTTACGATTTAATCCTAATAATACTTTAATTGCCTTTCCTAGATTTGTATTTACTTTATTAGATGGTTACAATTCTTTATCTGATGTTGATGTTACATATCGTTCGCGTGGATGGTTAGATGGTATTTATCTACTTAATGTTGGTGGATTTAATGTTACTGATAATGGACAGAATGGTACAATTCAAGTAGTAATAGAATCTGGAAGTGTTAAATCCGTTACTATAGTAGATGTCGGATCCGGATATACTCAGAATGACGTGTCATTACGTGTAGATTTTTTTAATAATAACACAATATCTTCTGCATTTGGATTAAGTACACAGTATTCAATTTTACCCAAATTCAAATTTGAATTAGATGTTGGTAATAAATTAAGTTCAGTTAGTATAGATGATGAAGGTGACTCAAGTGATGTTGGTGCAGTATTACATAACCAAGGTTATTCTTTAATTCCAGGCAAATATATTGTGGATGTCATTGATTCTTCTGGGGATGGTTACGGTGGACAAATTGAGATTAAAGTATCCCAGCATAAAATTGTTGATAGTGTTACCATTCTTTCTGAAGGTCAAAATTACACCAACCCTACCTTATCCCAGTACTCACGTAATTCTAAATTTACATCCGTCACACCCCTCAACAACACCTCTTCTAACATTTCTTATACGTATGAGATGTCGGATTTTTCGGTGCCGCAAGACGCAGCAGTCACTAACGGTCCTGTGTTTGTTGCCCCTGTTTCGCATTTATCTAATATCCTTTTAGAAAAATCGTCTGGTACAATAGTATCTGTTCAGTTTGAAAATGGTTTTAATGAAAGTTGTAGTGTTTCCGGTAGTTGTTCTGATAATACAATTGAAACCGAATCGGAGTGTCTATCAAATGGCGAGGTATGGACTAGTATTACTACGCAGAGCGAGTGTATTTCACCTGCCGTATGGGGAGTGCCTTGGGTTGTTATTAATGATGTTAAAGATATATTGGCTCCATATGGCACGACTGATATAAGATTCTCGGTGGTTGTCCCACCAGAAGAGAGTTATACTTCTATAGATTTTGATATTAATTATAATGTTGGGGCTGGTGACTTTGTTAAATTGCCTAGAGATTATTATAAGATAGAAGACGGTGTATTAGTGTTTAAATCCCCGTTAGGCGATACAAGAATGATCCCAAAATCGCAAACGGTTATTCGTGTTCTTTATAGAATATCTACATCAAGTGTTAGTAAAAGCGAAACAGAAAGTCGTAGTATTCAATCTAGACCTAACATTAAAGTCAATGCAGATAGGAAAAATCTTATCAAGTTTATGCGTGAGTTCTATAATAATAAAGGGACAGAAAAGTCATATAAATTTTTATTTAATTTGTTTTTTCAAAAAGGTGTTGACTTTTATTATCCAAAGGGGTATACTTTCAAACCAAGTGATAATACATGGGTTAATGAACAAACTATAAGGTGTGCTCCATATATAAATAGATTGGGTAATATGGTTAACTATACAGATGACACATATAATCCTAGATTTGTAAAAGGAACTATTAGTGGGTGTGTAGCTACTATAGATAGACACGAATCATATATGATTGGTAATAACCCAGTTGAAGAGTATTTTGTTACTAATATAAATGGTAAGTTTAAAAGTAGGGAAGATGTAATAATTACTGATATTAATAATGAAGAGTTTATTGAAAATTTATATGAAGTGGTAGAATCTGTTGATATCATTGATGGTGGCAGTAATTACACAGTAGGACAATCACTTAGTTATAATCCTATTACTCTTGGGTCAGGTTCTGGATTTGAATGTTTTGTTGGATCAGTTGGAACTGGTGTTCTTTCTAGAGTTTCAGTGATATCTCCTGGATCGGGATATATTAGTGGAGAATTAATAGAGTTTGGAAATGATGGTACTGGTGGTACAGGCGCTGTGGGTGTTGTGGGTGAGTGTGAGAATCCAAAAACATTCAATTTGATTGAATTTATCCAAGACCCCATTATCGGCAGAAGATGGTCATATGATATTAGTCAGGGTAAAATGAGAGAAGATGGGTCGTCTGATATTTCTGATAATGTCGATGTATCCTTTGATTCCAGTTATTCACATCATGTTGAAGTTTCTATCGGCATGTCTGATAATAATTATTTGAATAATATTTTACTTTTAGATTTCCAGAACAGTGCCATGATTGGTAATAAACTATACAATTTTGGTAGTAATAATTTTATAGATTATGCCAATTTTGGTGATAATAAATTAACTATAGAAAAAAATTCAGTTCTTTTAGGTTCTTTTGGTCATCATGATGGGTATTGTGAAGTTATAAAAAATAATAGAATTGATCCAACATTAAGTAATATTTCTGATTATTTTCATGAAAATGGGTCAATTGATATATCAACATCACAGGACAATATTGGTGATTTTGTGTTTTCTGATGGATATGGATTGAGTTCTGGCAATTATTTTGTATCTATTTCAAATGGATCTAATTCTACAAGGGGTACAAGTTCTCCTGCTTATTTACCAGTTATAGTTGCCACATCTACTGATGGTGTCTCGTCGGTAACTATAGTATCTGATACTACTACACAATGGATTTCTGGATTTAATATTGATAAAGATAATTATGTGGTAGATTATGCCGGTATATCTACGAATTATAGTTTTAGTTATGAGTATGTTCGTACTCATATGCTAAATGAAAATATATGTTTATCTGATGGAGGAAGTTATACTCATTCTAATGAGTCGGCTGGAGATGTTCTTAAAAACAAGTCTATGGATGTTAGTAATTGGATAATTAATTTTCCTAATAGCGAATGGAAATTTAATACAATGTTGCTTTATAAAGATGTGACATTTACTCATGATGCTGACTATAAGGCTGATATCACCACCGGTACGTTAGTGCATGAACAACAGGTTGATACCGAATGGGTTCACGGATCTGGTTTATCAGATGGAACAACTATATCATATGTACCATCTTATGTAAATCTTAAAGATACAACGTTGTTTATAAAAGTAGCGTCTGGTGTGTCATATGGATCTTATATTGGTGGTGATATAATTGCGGTTGAAGAGTACGATATTCCACATACGTTTTATCTTCCATCTGTTCCAACTGAGGGGCACGTATTTGGTAATACTAAAAATTTAACATTTGGTGATGATGGTAATGGTTATGTTAAAATAAATGGTGTTGGTTCACTTATCACATCAACAGTTGTAAGTGGTACTTGTAATGTTCCTGGTATTACAACTGAATCTGAGTGTGTAGCATCTGAAGTGGGTGGGGAGTGGACTCCAGACAACCTTTCTGGAAAATATACATTTGATCTTTGGTATCGTCCTGTCAAGATTTTTCACACAACTATTGTTAATAGTGTGGAGACGGTAACAAGTGGTTGGAAAGATGAAGTTGTCATTTTTTCTCTTGCTTCACAGTATAGAAGTGATACACCAAATAAAATAACTTTATTGCAACGTGAAGTTAATAATAAACTTAAAATAGTTTTGGTTCTAGGTGACGGTGACGGTGATGAGAAGACAGAGTTTGATATTGACGTTGCAGATAATATTAAAGAAACAGATTATGACAACATTGAAGTATCTGATTCTAGTTGGTTTCATATTGCGGTAGAAATTGATTTTACAGATACTACAGCTAGTTTGTATATAAATGGTAGGTCACCCAATGCTACAACACAGGATGTACCTTTTACTGGGTTTCTCATATCAGATGGACCTTATGCAGATAATTGGCAAGATATGATTTACAGTTGGAAGGATGCTATTGAGGCTGTTGTTCATGAAATGAATTCTATTGCAGATGCTAATATTATCACTAAAGACCAAACGTTAAAGTCATTTTTGTCCTCTTATAAAGATAGTTATTACCGATGGGATATCAATGAAGATGGTAATATTAGTGGTGATGTTGATATTATATATGAGATGTTGTCAAATAAAAAATACTATTGGTCATTTTATACAAAAATTATACAAGATATGTTGCTGGTTTCATATTATAACAAATATTTTAAAACTGAAGGTACACGATTAGAAGATGAATTTTTGATTGGTGCAAAGCGTTCAATTATTTCAGAATATTCTGATGGTGAGTTATTAATACCAACTGAGGGACATAATAATGCAGATTATGCCACATTTAGAATAACAAGAGGGCATAGATTTGATAAGTACTTAATAGAGGGAGATATCACTAGATATTTATTTCAATGGTCTGCCAACCCTATATTAAATAATAGGACTTTGGAAAACAGTGAATATTCTATAAGTGATGCGGTCGAAGTTGGTGGTAGTACGACTTTACCATTATTAAGAATTTATAAACCGAATTATAGAATAGTCCCGATTATGTCACAACTGACAGATGAATATTGGACGAGTGATGGGAAATTAAATACCAATCCTATTGGTGTGTCATGGAGTGACATTATTTTTTCTAATGGTTATGGGTTAGTTAGTGGTATACATTATGTTATTATATCTTCTCAACCATATCTAATAAGTGATACACACATTGCTGCTAAAATACCAGTTAATGTAGTTTTTGATATTGATACTGGTATATCTACTGTTGTTATAATACCACCAGATACCACTCCAGATACTGGAAATACAGGGAGTGGCGGAGTTTGGAGCCATATTGGTCAAGATATAGAAACTGATTGGTCAAAAAATATTGTTCAGTATTATGCATTAACTGATATAGAGCAACATAATATACGATATTCAGATAAAAATTTATTGTGGGATGATGTAAGTTTTACTGGATATATAAAAATTCCTTTGATGTTACCAGATTGGACTACCATCTCATTGAAATATTTTAATGTTTCAGAGGGTGGTATAAAGAGTATACATTTACATTCAAGTGGTAGTGGGTATAGATCCTTACCATCAGCTTCGGTTTCTAGTAAGAGTGGTAATTATATTTCTAAAGGGTATGGGGCACAGTTAACTTGTAAGACAAACGATATAGGATCCATCACTCAAGTACATATAGGTAATTATATTTCATCATATAATCGTGCTAATGATTTTGGTGTTGGATATGATGTTTTGCCTATTCTTGATTTAACAGACAAAGGAGATGGTAATGCTGTATTAAAACTTAATGGTGGTGTTATTTGTAAACGACAAGGATATTCGTTTTCTAATAAAGATTCATTCCCATCTAATCAAGTTAGAGTACAAGATAGTAATTTATGGCAAGACTACTCATATGTTTTACGTAGTACGGTAACTATTGATAAATGGCGTGATGTAATTAAAAAGGTAATCCATCCTGTCGGGTTTGCTGTGTTTGGTGAATTTATTTTAGATGCAGATGTATTTAAAAGGAAAAATAAAACTACTGCCATTACTGCTATGAACTTTAATATTATAAAAAATGTTGAAATTACAGTTGATGTTATGGATGGTTTGGGTATATGGACAAAGGGGCTTAAAAAGGATATTGGGTCGGGTGATATTATTCATAAAACAGATGCAGGACCAATTGATGTTAATAATTTGTATTCTGGTGGGCATCATGATATAGTTCTATATGATAATTTACAAAGTACATTGCATCATCTGGGAACACTTGAAGATGATGATGTAGGTGTTACATCTCCACATGAACAAATTATAGGTAGGTATGGGTTATTTTCTGCAACACGTAAAACAATAGTGTCATCGCCAGTAAATGACACTGATGTTTTTAAGGGTAACAATGGGTTTGACTATACAATCGACTTGACACATATTGATCAGTTAGAGATTAAAAGTATTTATGCTTCTTACACAACCGGTGGATCCGTTGTACCTATAACAAATTATGATCATGCTACGGTGGAAGTGTCTTTTGATAATAAAGTGACATGGAATGGGTTTGATTTGGTTGATAATAGAAGATTGGTGAATGTTCCAACGGGGGATATCGGTTATGCTAAATTTAGAGTGTCACATATAGAGACAGGGGTTAAGTTCTCACATGTAGAAGTTTTACGATGGTCTTATGATTTTGGTATTGGTGGATCTTATGCGAGTGATACGGTAGATATATATTGGGCAGATGTGTTAGATGATACTATATCTGTAGACACTATGGCGTGGTCTGATGTTAGATATGTTGGTTTAAACCATAAGGCATTTATTAATACCCATTATACAAAATATAGACCAGATCAAAATTTAAGAATTGTGCATGATATGGAATCATATTATAAATCATCTAACATTATTGGTACTAATTTCACAATATATAAAAATAGAAGTATATCTGGTTATAATACAAGTTCATGGAATTGGGGTAAGTTTGTAGTAGAATCTATTGATGCGACATCATCAAATTATATAGTATTTACTGTTAAACATATTGCAAGTGCTGGTAATTTGCCCAATGGTTCTGGAGCCAGTGGTGATATCGGTCCTAATGATAGTCAATATGATTATCCTAATAATGTTGAATTTAGATTTGACAGTATAAGTAGAAGTGGTGTAGAAGAGAGTACTAATTATTGGGTTGGTAGTTATAGACGTGGTGCTGATGTACGAGATGATAAAATGGTTATCAGACTTGATAAATATTGGCAAGATATACCATCTTTGGGTGTTACTACTAAATCATTAGAACGACTTAAATTTAGATTTTTAAGTGGAAATGAGTACAGGGATGTTTTAAATTATAGATTTACTGACAAAGATGAAGTGTTGTTATCACCGCATATATTATATAAACCTACTAAATATAAATATTCAGACACACCTGATGAAAATAGTGGTAGTGACTATACACGAATATATACTGATTATAAAAGAGTTGATAAAACCAGAATACTTATAGATATGGCATCAGATATAGATGGAGATCATATTTCAGATGAAACATTATGGTCATATCATAATGTTAGTAATACATGGAAATATGAAAATGTAGACACCACTAATCTTTTAAGAGCGGTTAGTGTGGAGATTATTAATGACATTGTTGGACTTCCGTCTATAGACATTGAATTGCAGTCTTTTCTGAAAGAATTAGTAAACGGTTTCCCAAGATGGGATATTAATGTTGATAGTGATCTCACCATCAGGGACTTCCTTAGTGTCTACCGCCACATGCTTGAAATACAAGAGTACCCTAAGATCCTTGACTTTATTATTAAACCCGCATTAGATCGCAATATGTTCGATCATTATTTATTTAAGAATCAAGGCATTACGGACTATTCTGATCATCTTTGGCCAACATCAACTATTAATTCTATAGAATCTTTATATGAACGGAACTATCATGCAGTTCTTGATTCTGCCTTGTCTATAGTACCGAAACGTTTGTTTGTTACACCTGAACAATCTGACAGTTCAATGATAACATTGGGTATGAACTATAAAGGTTTAGAACGAATGAAGTTTTATAACACCCCTCAGTGGTATGTAGATAATGATTTAGATAAATTTACTATAGATGATGTTTATAACAACTTCCATGAAAGAATAAATATAGGACACGAATCAATAGTTAACTTGACTACAGTTAATGCTATGTTCCATTTAACAGAACTACAATGGATATTTATTCATAATGAGATAAATGTGTATATAGGTATGTTAACGATGACGGTACCAGGTGCTAATATTCCGCCGGAATATTCTCATGAGGATTGGGTAGGTGCTAATGTCATTGATAATGCAGATATTTGGACTCATATATATACTACTGCATTGCTTATTGCTTTGGAGAATAGATATGTTCATAAGTTTAATATTGATGATATAAATAATAGAAACGAGTTAATTAGTTAAAAATAAAATAATATAAAGGAAAAAATATGTCTGCGATTATAACAAATAAATTAAGGATCTTTAATGCTCAACAGTATATAGAATCCGT